GACGGTCAATCGCCATCTGAAAAAGATGATGGCAAAGTGCTCTGGTGACGGTAAGGTGAAATGGGACCACGAGTCCTGTATGGCAGAATTAGACCAGACAGGATGGGAGCGTCATCAAAAGGAGTATAAAGGCCGAAACAACGGGCTGATGAGCCCGGTTATCGGTATACTGCAAAACATATGCAGAAATGTTGCGCACTTCAGTCCCTTGTTTAAAGAAATTGCAACGATGTATCAAAACAAGATAAGCTGGGACGTAAATCATGGGCTTGTTTTTGACCTCAAGGTCCCATGCGTAAGTAAGGGAAACCGCGGGAAAACTAATATCAGAGTGAAGTTACCAGAGCTCCAAGTAGACTCCGGCTGGACTCTCACTTCTGGAATAAATTTCGCATCCGAGATAACCGGTGTGCTAGCTTCCGCGTTCACAAACCCTGAACACATCTTATGTCAGGCCGGTCCCAAAGACCACAAACGTCAAGCAGGGGAATTCCACAATGTCTCCTTGCCGGACCAGCCAGGAATTGACAAAGACAACGACTTCGGAATGAAGTACGGAGGTCATACTTTCAATGACACTTTTAAAACAGTACCAATGCATTGGAAGGAAAAATTCGAGTCAGTCAACTCAGAATTCCTCGCATTAGTCGAGGGCGATGACTTCGCGGCGCGCATGCATCGTGCATTTTCGTTGAAGAAAAACTCGGATATCTTCGAGAATAATCAAGCAGACCTCGGAGCATCCGCCAAGTGGAAATGCATCGTAAACGGCCGTGTAGAACTGATAGGGGTACACGCCCCTGTTGTCGACGGAATGCCGGTCGCAGACGGAGCCGGCATCCCATTATGGATTCCAGACTTGACGAAAAGTTTGACCAAGTTGGGGTGCAAGGTCGGTACCGATAATAGCAAAGCAGCACAAGTTTCCAGATTTGCAGCTTTGGCAGCGGTGTATTACAAGAAGAACCTACCGCTGGGTACCATTTTCCGCGAAGCGGCGATGACAATTGCTGACTCGGCGCCAGCTGAAATGGCGAAGGCCACCGTACTAGTCAAAGAGTACGATGAGCTGAATCGTGCTGGATTCCAGATAGGAAAGCACGACATGAAAGGCGTCCTAAGCTGGATGGCCAAAGAATGCCAGGGGAACGCCCAAGATGTTATCCAGGAGGTTATGTTGATGAACACCTCCATAAAGGGCCATCCTTACCCGGCAGAAAGCGAAAATCCCCTTGATTTCAGAACTTGGGGTCATCTCATGACCGTCGCTCAGAGCTCGAAAGGAAAAACCTTCAGAGACTCAGTCGAAATCTACAACATGTTGCCAGAGGCTATGCGACCAAAGTTCGTTTGATGAACTTATTATAAGGGGCAAGGAAGCAGTTTACTCCCTTTGGGTGTTTCCTATTCTGCTCGGTGCTTGAGAACCACCCCCCTACCCCACTCCGGAGGACGCCAATTGACAATCACTCCTTCGTTACTACAAAAAGTGTGAAATGCCTACGGATCTTGCATGACGGCCTAGGCTCACACCCATGGCAGCAATTTGGTCATGGATAAGACACCATTGTCTGTGAACAAACCGCAAGCCCAGCCATTTTGGCTGCTAGGTCTTTTTGACCAAATACTCTAACAACTCTCCTCTCTTCTCTCACCACACCGAGCGATACGAGACAAAATGCCAGCGAAGAAAGCAAATCTTGCGAAAGGCGGCTGGGCGCAAAAAGTCGCGAAGAAATTACAAGTTCAAGGAGCGGCAAAAGCAAAAACTCAGGCGAAGAAACCAACTGTTTTGCCCAAAGCCCCTACCGCAGCGAAAGTGGCACACAAAAAGATCGCACCACTAACCCAGAAAGGACAGGTCAAAGCCCGCGTACCGAGGTTCTTTGACCCGATGGTAAATGTCGATGTGCCAGTCGTCCAATCGGATGGAAACGCAATCCCAGCTAAAGGCTTAGCAAGGTTTGAGTTCCAACAAAGCAACGCACCAAAGCTGTTGATTGTGACAAACAATGGAATCGACTGCAACGTCGGAATCCTCTGTCACCTTACAATGGCCACACCAGGAGCGTTTCCCCCTGAAATGGACTATACCGTCGGAGGAGTTGACGTCATCACTCTACCCACACTAGCCGTACCCTGCACCAGGGGCGGCGCAACTGCGGCTCGTGCGATGAAGTTCTCAGTTTCTGTGATCAACAGCTCTAACGGGTACAAGCGTGGAGGCAGAGTAACAACATTCAACACCTCCCAAAGGCTTGACCTCGTGCAGACCGCAAATGACGGGCTCGGATTCTCGTTAGAAAACATTGTGAAAGGCATAAGGTCCTCACCCGAATCAAGACGAATCACCGGTAATGTGTTGGCACGGCCAGCACACATCATCGGCTTTCCAGTGGACACACCTTCATACAACGGATTTGCACGTTGGGAGGGGGACCATAGCCATGGTTCACCTATTGTACCGTTAACACCAACCCAAGCCTTTGAAACGTTCATGGGTCACGTCGCCGCAGGAGCCAACAGCATACTGTGGACCGAACATGACACCCAACGACCAATGAGCACTGTCTGCTATATGTTCGAGCCCTCCGATGACATTCAGGACTACTCGATCACAATCCGGGCTAACTACTACACCCGATGGCCCTTGACAACAATTCTAGGCCAGAAACAAACCCGGATCAAAGAAGCCGATGCGAAAGTAATCAACAACGCAGCAAACAAGGCTGAGCAACAAGCACAGGAGCTCCAATCTATAACACCTTTCAGCCCAGACATGTGACAAACAGCTAAACAAACAGCTAAAGACGATGCGGAAGGTTTAAAAATGGCGTACGCGGCACCGACTGGGGTGTACCGCGATGGAAGTACGCTATATATTGCAGGCACAAGGAACCTAGACGATGTTTCCTCGTGGCCTAGTGTCTTTCTCGGCGGCCTAGATCGCTCAACACGGTGGAATCAGGCTTATCCCGAATTCTTAGCCGATCCCACCGATACGATAGTCGGCCACAGTCTCGGTGCCGCAGTGGCATCAAAATTGCTCGAAACTCCAAATTCGGACGCTGTCGCTAGGCTGTACGGAGCCCCGCGATGGTCATTCAACAATTCCAACCCAAGAATACAGTCCTGGAGTCATCCCGGAGACCCTGTTAGCGTCTTCGATTTTGGTGCCAACCACAGACTTGGAGGTGCCCTCAATCCACACAGCTATTCAGGTTTTTCTCCCTAATACATCTTGTATTGCGGGGCAAGGAAGCAGCCCTGACCATCCCTGGTCGCGGGACCTGCGAGGTGCGTGAGAAGCACCCCCCATGACCCCACTCTGGAGGTGCATGAGTATTCGGGCGTCGGTCGCCATGGGCCACGCCGCTTTTGACTTTCTGAATTCAATTTTTCTGACAAGTAACAAAAATCGTACGAAAACACATAAACAATTTTTCCTCTACGTTACAACCGCCGAGGGACCCCTGGGAACCTTTGTTCTCAGCCCCGAGGTAAGGGCGGTGGAAACACTCCACCACATGCCCAACAGCCGGCAGTGACAGCTCCATTCGAAACCTCGGGATCGTTTGTGAGCACGCGTAAGTCGCTCG